TTAGCATGGATATGGTGTATTATCTTTTCAATGAGTCTCGGTAGCATCTTTGTATTTGGTGTAAGTGTGGTTGCTCATACTTTGTTACTAGCAGGTATTGCTATCACAGTTGGTACATTTACTGCTGCAAAGAAAAAACCAGAACTTTTTAATCTGCGCCCTGGGTATCACAGCGTAAGTCGCACAAGACAATATATGTGGATCAATGGACAAAAGGTAAGACTTGATCCAAATGATCCTGGAGGTGAACATGAATAAGATTAAAAAGTTTTTTGAGAGTCATGATCTTCCTGAGTTAGTACTCATTTACTTGCCAGTCACTACCATGTTTCTTGTTTTTGCATATCACTTAATCAAACGAATCGTGTTTTAGGAGTAAATTATGAAAGCACATAAACCAGAACTACTTGGTGAATGGGCTCGTGAAAACGGGTTCGAAAATATTGCTCGTTTCTTCCATCCACAGGAAGTAGAAAAACGTAGGATTGCTGGAGTCAAACGTTATAACGATAAACAACGGCAGAAAAAAGAACAACAATACGAAAAGCGCCGTTAAGGCGCTTTTTATTATAAATAGGTTAATAACGCGGAGACTACTATGCATCGCTTCAAAGGATACATAAAAGAAATGGCTGCTAACCTACCAGTGTCAAAGCTCGACAACGATTTTATCGCTAGAGCTACAAAGGTTCGTTCCTTTAATATTAAAGGCGCTGATCTCTCATCTCTCAAAAATAAAGCAGAAATTCAATTTCTTTATGCCACATACCAGTTTGACGGATTTGATTTAGAGCAAACTGTAAAGGGTATGAATGTTGGAAAAGTTAATAAACTAATCGATAAATTAAAATCTGTAGATCGTAACAACTTTGATGCTCTTTATGACTTTCAGCCAAAAGGTGTTGGTCCTGGTGAGGCTCTTTTATATTTTCTTATTGATGATGCTGTACTTGGTGGCGGGACATCTGCCGGTGTTGACGTAAAGATTGGCGGCTCTAACTTCGAAGTTAAAGGTGCAAACCTTGCCCGCGATAAAAAATCCGTTTATGGATTTAAGCTTGGCGGAACTGTTGATGTTAGCGATATGGTGAATAGGGCAGTTAAGATGAAAGAAATGATGGGGCTTACTACTGCCGGCAAAGGTAAGAACGAAGTCAACCCAACTCAAATTAAAGCGATTAGAAAAAAGTTTCCCAAAGAGTGGTCGGATATTGAAAAAGAATATGCAACAAAGGCTCATAAGTATTTTGGTAACACACCAGTTATTTTCTTCAATAATAACCGTGGAACTGGCGGAAAATTAACTTCCGCTGCCGGTAATGTTATCATTGTAAAAAAAGTGACAAAAAACGATATTCAGATTGATGCTATTACTCAAGGTACAATTAAACCACGAGTTAAAATCTAATGAATACATTTGCAAACTTTATAACCGAACAAAAGAATACCCACATGACTCATATCGAGGACAAAGTGATCTATGGTGGAGTCAACGGTACTCGCCAGGCAATCATGGCTCTTCGTTCTTTACGTGATATGCTCGGTGGTGTAAAAGATGGAAACGTTTCTGTTAAGTGGGATGGTGCACCAGCTATCTTTGCTGGTATTGATCCGCGTGACGGTAAGTTTTTTGTAGCCAAAAAAGGTATTTTCAATAAAAACCCAAAAGTATATAAAACAGATTCAGATATTGATGATGACACTTCTGGTGATTTAAATGCAAAGCTTAAATTATCTCTTAAGCATCTACCAGAACTTGGTATAAAGAATGTAATTCAAGGAGACTTTCTCTTTGGACCTGGAGATATCAAAAAGAAAAAGATTAAAGGTAAGAGCTATGTTACTTTTCACCCTAATACGATTGTTTATGCAGTTCCATCGGGAAGTGAAGCTGAGAAGGAAATTAACTCGGCGAAATTGGGGATTGTCTGGCATACGTCATACTCAGGAAACTCATTCGAATCAATGAAACAAAACTTCGGAGTTGACGTATCAAAGTTAAAAAAATCAAAGAATGTGTGGTCACAAGATGCCATGCTTCGCGATTTAACTAACATGACAATGTCTAAAAAAGATACTGAAGAAGTAAATAAACTCTTGGCAAATGCCGGTAGAATCTTCAATAAAATTGCTGGATCCACACTTCGCCAACTTGAGGCAAATAAAGATCTTGCTGTACACATTGAAACACATACTAATAAGTACGTACGAGCAGGTGCTATTCCACCAGATCCTCGTAAAAGAGTTGCAGCTTTGATCAAATTCATCGAAGACAAATATAAAAAAGAAATGGATAAGCGCACAACCGAAAAAGGTAAGTCGGCACAACAAAAGAAATTAGATGATATCTTACAATTCTTTTCAAACGAAAATAAAACAAGTCTTGAAATGATATTCGAATTGCAAAGAATTATTGTTCTTGCAAAATTAAAACTTATAAATACTTTAAATAAACTAGGAAATGTTGATACATTTCTAAAAACAAAAAGAGGTTATCAAGTAACAGGCCAAGAAGGTTATGTAGCAATTGATAAACTCGGCGGTGATGCGGTGAAAGTTATTGATAGGTTAGAGTTTTCCTATGCCAATTTTTCACCAGACATATTAAAGGGATGGGATAAGCCAGGGAGAAATTAATGGCAATGTTGTCATTTAAAGATTTATTAGCTAATCCGGATGCATATGCCGGCTATGATGATCAGCTAAAATATCGAAAACAGAAACAAAAGCGGATGGGCTATGAAGAAGTAGAACCCACCGAAGAAGAACTGTCGATATCTGGTAGACGCAAACTCGCTCGAGTAATGAAGCGTCGAAAGTCTCAACTCAAAAGAGCTCGTGAACGTGCTAAGAAGCGTATGGCTAAAAAAGATGTAATAGCCAAGCGCGCCCGTCGTCAGGCAAGATCTGCTGCCGCTAAGACACTTACAAAAGGTAAGTCAAAAGCAGATCTTTCAGTAGCACAGAAAAAGAATATTGAAAAGCGGTTAGCTCAAAAAGGCTGGCAGCAAAGAATTGCTGTAATCAATAAAAGATTAATGCCTAAAGTAAGAAGACAAGAAATTGCCAGAAAACGATGATACCAAGTTTTAAAAATTATTTAGTTGAAGAAGAAAGGCTTGTTTATTTTACCTTCGGTAGAATGAACCCTCCTACTATTGGTCATGAGAAACTCTTGAGTAAATTAGCAGCTAATGCTCGTGGTTCATTTCCATATAGAGTTTACTTATCGCAGTCACAAGACGCGAAGAAAAATCCATTAGATTATAAATCAAAAGTCAAGTATGCTCGTAAGATGTTTCCAAAACATGCTCGACAAATTATGCTTGATTCTAAAATCAAGACTGTTTTTGATGCTATGGTCAAAATGTACGACGAAGGATTTAAAAGAGTAGTGATGGTTGTTGGTTCTGATCGCGTTAACGAGTTTGATGCACTCTTAAATAAGTACAATGGTCAAAAAGCGAGACACGGTTTTTATAATTTTGAAAAGATTCAAATTATCTCAGCTGGTGAACGTGATCCTGATGCTGATGGTGCAACAGGAATGTCAGCCTCAAAGATGAGAGCTGCAGCTGCAGAAGATGACTTTCCAATGTTTGCTCAAGGTCTTCCAAAATCAATTAAAAACAATGACGCTAAGAGTATTTACAATGATGTTCGTAAAGGTATGGGCCTCAAAGAACAAAGAGAATTTAAGAATCATCTTCAATTGCAGCCAGTTTCTGAAGTACGTGAAAATTATGTCGAAGGCATGTTTCAACCAGGTGATCAAGTTGTAATAAAAGAAAATGATCAGATTGCTACAATTATTCGTCGTGGTTCTAATTACCTAATTGTAGAATCAAATGGTCAGATGATGCGTAAGTGGTTAAATGCTGTTGAAGTATTAGAAGATGAGCGTAAAAAAGAAACTCCTCAAGATCCAGATATCAAAGATCGCAAAGGTACTCAGCCCCGGCCATATTATTCAGGACTTAAGTCAAAGTCAACCAAAGCTGCTCGTGATAGACACTTTAAGAAGGGTGCAAAAATGGATGATGATAATCCAGCAGCTTACAAACCTGCACCTGGTGATAAAGGTGCAAAAACAAAACCAAGCAAACATACAAAAAAGTTTAAAGCAATGTATGGCGAAGATGCGGTTGCCATGGCAAAAACAAGAATTGATAGAGAAAAGGCTGCAGACGCAAAGCGGCATGATCGAATGTTAGATAGAGCTCGCTTAAGAAAAACTATGAGAAAAAATAGGGAAACGTCATGATTAGATTTAATCAGTATATTGAGGAAAAAGCAACTGCAGCTTTAAAGAAAAAGGCTGAAAAGTCAGGTATGCCATTAGGTATTCTTCGTAAAGTTTTTAACCGAGGAATGGCTGCATGGCGTACAGGACATCGGCCAGGCACTACACCACAGCAATGGGGACTGGCAAGAGTCAATTCATTTATAACAAAATCATCTGGAACATGGGGTAAAGCCGATAAAGACTTAGCAGCTAAAGTAAGAGGTTCAAAATAATGCCATTAAAAGTATCAGATGGAATTGGAGCGTACATTAAAGATTTTCAAAAGTCTGATGCTCCGCAGTTTAAAGGTAAAAGTAAAGATGAGCGTCGTGACATGGCGATTGCTGCATATCTTTCTGCAAAACGTGGACCGTTAAAAGACAATAGAGCACACGCTGAAGCTAAAACGGCCATGAGACATTCTGAAATGATGGCAAATATTGCTAGATTTAAGAAATTACCAGACGAAGGTACGCCTGAAGCAACTAAAAAAGCTAAGTCTATGACTCCTGGTTATAAGTCTGAAGCACTTAAAATTTATGAGGCACAATTTATTTCTCCTAAGATGTATAAAGTAAAGCAACTTGCACGCCTTGGCCTAGTTAGCAAACAAGATGTACAAAAGCTACTTAACGCTATGGACACTATGAGTCAAGGAAAAGAAATTCCAAAAAAGCAAAGGGATATTATCTTTGGTGCATTTGGTGATTTGATCGACTTAGTTACTGGCGATAAGATGATCTTCCAAAAAGCAAAGAAAGCTGTAAGGGAAGAAAAAGATCCGAATGAATATGATAACGAAGGTGAGGCAATGAAAGATCATCTAGACATCATTATGGATGCCGCTGACGAAATCTATGATATGGTCGATGATCAAGAAAATTTACCTGAGTGGGTTCAAAACAAAATCACAAAGGCAGCAGACTATATTGATTCTTCACGTGATTATCTGATGTCTCAAAAAACGGATCGATCTGATGATTAGATTTAAGGATTTCGTAGAAGGTAAAAAGGGTTCTACCGATGCGCCAAAGGGTCCTGAGTCATTTGAAGCTCAGTACAAGAGACGTTTGGTAAAAACTACAGATCCTGAACATAAGGAAAAAGGTTATAACTGGAGAATTAAAGGTAAGAAGAATAGTTCACTTACTAAAAAGTTATATAAGAAAAAGCCCAATCAGGCTGAGTTTAATAGACAAATGAGAAGGATCGCAGCTTTTGAGTTTGGATAAGTTTAAAAAATATCGAGAAGATCAGATTGATAATATCTGTGAAGGTATGTATGACGATTTAGAACTTGAGGAAGCAGAGTATCAAGGTAAGAAAGTTACTTTGAACGATCCAATTCGTACGTCTGAAAATCCGAATAAAAAGTTTAAAGTATATGTAAGAGGACCAAAGGGCAATGTTGTAGTCGTTCGCTTTGGTGATCCAAACATGGAAATTAAACGTGATGATCCTGGCAGACGTAAGTCTTTCAGGGCTCGTCATAACTGCGATAATCCAGGACCAAAGTATAAAGCACGCTATTGGTCATGTTTTCAGTGGCGCGCAGGAGCAAAGGTAGATAACTAAAATGGCTACTACTCAGCAAAGACTCGATCGCATCGAAGAAAAAATAGATAAACTTGCTGACGCAATGATTTCTCTTGCGCGTGCAGAAGAAAAAATTGTAAGTCTTGCTGAGTTGCAATCAAATCAAACCGAAAGGTTAAATCGCCTTTCGCACAAAATAGACGAAATTGCGGCAGAAACCGCAGACAATACTCGGACGGTCCAACTTATCAATAAGCTGTTCTGGGTTGTTTTAGTAGCGGCGGTAGGTGCCATTGCTACAAATCTCTGGATGTAGGAGTAAACACATGAGAAAAACTATTGATGGTGTTCGGGCCGCACTCGAAGAAATGGCTCAAAAAGATATGGACAAACTTCTTAAAGCATTAAAAAAGAAGTTGTCAGATGAAGGCGGTGCAGCAGGATTTAAGCCTTTAAAAGATATCGCAAAGACAATGGGAGTTGATTTAACTCCTGCTATGTTAAAAAGCATGGATGGAATCATGCAACATAGAGATGGTGATTATATTTTAGAAGAAGTAAAATATCCTCATATGATGTATGATCCAAAGACTGGTAAAGAAGTAACTGCTAAAACACCAGAAGATCATGATAAATTTGCAAAGATGGGTTACACTCATGAAAAGCCAAAGATGAATGGAGAGGGTAATGCCTTTACTAAAGCTCTTATGGCTGCACGTAAAGCTGGTGATGAAACATTTACAGTTGCTGGTAAAGAGTATAAAACAGAGAACTATGATGAAGACGGCAACGTAAAAGAGGCAATGGATCCAGTAGATCCAAAGGCTGTTAAGAAAGATTTTAAAGATCGTAAAGATAAAGATATTGACAATGATGGTGATGTTGACGATTCTGACAAATATCTACACAAAAAACGTAAAGCAATTTCAAAATCTATTAATAAAAATGAAGATGAACCAGAAGGCGATAATGGCGAAACAGCAGTTATGAATCCTAAGAAAGAAAATAAAGCGACAAAAGAATCTACGATTCGTGAGCGTTTAATGTCTATCTGGGAAGATGCAGCTGGTGCTAAGCGTATGAAAGATCAGAATCGTGAACCAATGACAAAAGACGATGAGCGTAGTGCAAAGAAAATGAAAGATGGTCATCCTACTGAACGAAAAGGCGAAAAGGAAGCTGATGATAGCAGCAATGCTGAACGTTCAGGTCCTTCCATGAAAGCACGTAGTAATGACAATATGATAGGTGACAAACAAATCATCAATAAAATTGCTAATGCATATAAAACACTTGCAAAAGGGAAAGACGAATAATGGCAGTTAGACACGGACCAAAAGGTGCAATCCCAACTAGTCGTGGTTGGATTAATCCACAAACAGGCGAACTTCTAAAATCTCAACGTTTTACGCAAGAGCAACTTGATGAATATAATGGTGTGCAAATGCTAGTAGAACCAGCTCCAGTTGTTGAACCAGAACCTGAGCCAGAAATGGAATTGATCGATGACTTTACACCAGTATTTAATGAACAGCCAGCTATTAAGTCGAAAAAAACAA